GCTTTCTTTTCTAATACCGATGCATAAGCACATCGTGTAAGTGCTCCGTTGGTATCTGCTTTTACAATAAGCAAATCACCTTCTTCTACTTTTCTTGCGTTCTGCCCTTCAAGTAAGAAATAATCTGCACTTGAGGCAGGGTCTCTAAAGAAAAAAGAACTGTAAACAGTAAAATAATTTTCTTTATCTGCTTTTATTGCAAACTTGTATCGTGTCGCCCAACTCGGTGCGAGTTGAGTAGTTGGGATTGTTACCCTGATTTTATTTGCTAAATCAGATAAACTACACGGAACGTAAACAGTATTATTCTTACTTACCAAAGTCGTGGTAGCACGATTAAACTCGTCCATATATACAATCCCTACCTCATAACTCCTATTGCTATGAAGGCTCTTTGGATTGCCCACACTTTGGTATGTTGCACTAACAAGTGTGATGCTATAGTATTCGTATGCCAATTGCGTGATTGCCAATGGGTCATCTACATACCTCATAGATAGCAATTGAAATCCTATCTCTGTAGAGGAAGGCGAAGTAATAATTTGAATAGGCTCGTTTGCAGTATTAATTCCTGAATCAAATTTTTGAAGTGAATCCAATGTGCTTGGCAAAGAACAATTGAACAAATCTGTGAGTGTTGTTCCTGAGCCACAGTTTGCAACAGTTTGAATGTTTGCAGCAGTACCTATTTTTTCAGTAAAATCTACACTTGTTGCAAGGTCATATGCACTCGCAAAAGATTGAGGCAAGATATACTGAAAGTTTATCTCTGTCTGTGTGGTAACGGCATTTGGAGGGTTTGGTCCCGTAAAATTATAATGCAGAAATCGGAATTGAATATCAATAACCGCACCCGCAACTAAGTCAATGCCATTAAAATCAAGAGAAAATGTTCCATTGATTACCGTATTTGAACCACCAAAAAGGTAATTAGCATTCGATGTCGTATCAGGGATTTCCTCCAAGCCAATGGCTTCTGATACGAGTTCTGTTACATATTCAAGTTTGGTAGGGAATCCGCCAAGAGTTAGAAGATTGTACTGCTCCAAGTAATTACCATACACCAACCTATTACCCATCATTGTCTGAGCCTTAGCAAGTCTTGGTACATTGTCGTACAACCTAAGAATCTCGCTTTCAGGAAGCACGGTAAATATTTTACTATTGCTAAATGTGTAGGTGTAATTTGTATTGTTGATAAGACCTAAATCATCTTTGTTGAGTTTCTCAATAACCCGAATATTCCCTGTTTGCATATCCTTCCAAAGAAGGTCAATTCCTCTCACAAGAGGACCGCCTGAGTTGTATGTCAAGTTGGAAACATTTGTAATGTTTAGCATACCTGTATTACCACCTGTAGCAAAATCATATCTAAAAGCCCCCGGCAAAAACGATGGATTAGAAAACTGAGAGGTCGCTGAATACTCTCCATCTTCATATCTGTATCTATATCCAAAGGATACAAATCGGTCTTCCAAGAAGTTGTTCTGTGAAGCGGTACTAATTGGTGTAACCGTCAAAGAGTTTACAGGTGGTTTCTTGATAACAAGAAGGTCTTCTGCAATAATACCATCTGTTGTACTTACAGGGTTTGGATAGTTTCTATTGATGTTTATGAATCTCGGTGGGTTGTAATCATCAGTCCAAAATAACAACTCATTGTCTACGAGATTTACACCCGTAATCAAATACTGTGGGTTAAAATTTAGAACAGTGTCTATATTTAAGCCATCATTGATACTAATGACGTGATACGTTAGTACATTGGTTTTGACGTTTAAAGAAACAACCAAATCAAGTTTACCTGTTGGAGATATGCTTCCTGAAAAATCAGGGTCGTGCACAAACCAATAAAGAGTTTCGTTTGTACCATCCTCATACGCACCAATACATTTTGCTTGGTTTGAGAGTGTTTCACCTGCGTAAGAAAGAGTAGTAATCTTAGTATTACCCTTGCTATTTTCTACAGAACCAACCTCTGAGTCTTCGGTAGAGCCAAGTCGAACATTAAGTGCATCAACGTACTCTCCATTAGGAATAAGTCTCTCATCGAGACTTTTATTCATCCTACCTAAAACAAAATTTCTTGACGTATTTGCCATATTACTTTAACCATTTATCCTTCCCTCTTATATTCATCAAGAGTCTTCCGGGATGTATGTTGCTTAATCTAATTTTAGCATTTCTCAAAAGAGAACCTTTACGCTTTCTTGCCCTGTTAATGATATACTCTTGGACCCCTAACTTTGAGTTTAAAATGGAGTATTCAATATATGCGTACATATAATCTTCAAACAGTTTATTAACTGTAATTAATGAGTTGTCCCCACCTTCCATTCCATCTGATACATACTCAAGGATACACAACTGTCCTGACATCCCTGAACTAAAATTTATTACACCTGCTTTTTTGTCTATTTTAAAAGTAGGATTGAAGTTGGCGGTCTCTGTATTTAAACCAAATCTTGCACCAATTTCATAATCAAAGTACCACAAACCATCGTAGTAGTAACCTTCCATTCCATTAAATGGGCTGCCCTGATTTAGATAGATGCTCTTTTTAGACCCTGTAATTCTATCGTAGTCTATTCCCGAATACTTAGGCTCCAAAATGTTTTTGTCTTGGTCAAACAAAATTCTACAGTCGTTATCCTGTAGATATGCTTTACTCCAATTGGTTTGAATATTTTCTGTAAGTGGTCTAAGAATACCATCTTTGTACATAGAGATTCTTACCCAATTCACATAGTCGTGTGGCAAAACATATCTCAATGTATCACAAACCGATAACTCCAAAATTTTGATTTCCTTGAACGCATCATAGTTTAGTTCTTGGATTGCTCGTTTTGCGTGAAATAAAATTTTATATCTCTCTTCGTTATTGACAAGACTATGATTACCTGCGTACATCAACATAAAATTGTTAACGATGTCCTGCAATGAGACATACTGATAACTCCCCCAATTGGCATCCAATGGAAGGTTACCGTCATTTTCATAGTATTGATATGTAGTTAGGTATGCCATATTCTATTATTTTTCATCCATATCGTTTTTCTGTTCAGTTGCTTGTGCAAACTGAACTGCTGAAATCTCCCTAATAGACATTCCTGCATACTGTAAAATCTTCAAGATTAGTGTTGGTTCATCTTCAAGTGGCAACTCAAAATCCTGATAGTCAGGTTGAGATTGGTCAAATGACGGCTCTCCACCAAAAAGATTCACATATGTCCATTTTGGGTCTTTTGGGTATCTGATATATTGACATTGAACTGCACCCACCGTATTAATACTCACAGGGAATATTGATAATATTGTTGATTCTTGAGTGTAAGCAGGAAACATAGTAGATGGTGCAGTTAGTATTGAATTGTTAAGCATAGTAATTTTACTATGAGTTACTTTCTCTGCTTCCGTTACAACACCATCATCATATATTACATACCCATTATTGAGTGCCGTAAAAATATTTGCAGAAGTTCCATCAATACTTACCAATGTTAAAATAGTTGTAGTTACATTAGAAACATACGCAGTTTTATTCGTAGTTGTGTTACCCACAATATCCCCTACTTGAACTCCTGCTGATTGAAAGTCTGTAGTGGTATCCTGCAGAGTTCCAACGCCCAAAACATTGTTTGTTCCACTCGCAAGTAGCCTTGTGTAAACAAGAACTTTATTTAAAAGAAAATAATCATCTCCTGTAGTGAGTTGATTGGGAACAAAGAATCTATTTGAATTGCTATGATACAAAAAGTTAGTTAATGAAAATGTATCAATAACTTCCTCATATTGTTTTTTAATATCTGCAAACCCTGTGCCCGATTGACGGGCATTCTCCTTGTTTATTTGGTAATTGTACTGATAGAAATAATCTTCGAAAATATCCATCTGAGCCTGTTTTGCGAACAAGTTAAAATCGGATGGTGATATATAACCATAATTATTTTTATTCAGTATAGATAATACCGTATTTCTAACTGAGTTAATCATCTGCAAATTCTTTGATACAAAGATAATCAAAAAAAAAGAGGGGTCTTTTCAGACCCCCCTTGAATTAATTAAATATAAAATAGTAAACACTTATAGTTGACTCTCAAGGAAAGCCAAAACGTCTACGCCTTCATCAGTTTTAAACCATTCAGTCAGAAACTCCACAGAGTTTGCTCCATATGGGATACTAACCATTCGTTTTTTATTGTTATTCAAATTAAAGTGAACATCTTTTTTGTTGTTTCGGTATGACAAAAGTTTCTTGTCAAAGAACTGTTGAACAGTAGACTGAAGTTTAATATTTGGGTCTGACAATGCTCTCAAGAATACCGATGGGTTTCTTTTTGCAAACACCAAAACATCACGCTTTAGTTCCGCATTACTCATTAAAGTAACGTCTTTGTTAAATAGAACTCGACCCATTAATTCGAGTTGGTCAATGGTAAGGTTTTTAGCCTCAATCAATGCGTCAACCTCAGCAGTAAGAAAATCAACCTCTTCTTGTGCGTCTTTATTCATGTCTACTTCAACAAACCTCTTTCCATTTAAAGGATGATACGCCAAGAATTCTTGTAGTACAGGATTGTTTTTAGGAACACGCAATAGACCATCTTCAAAGATGATTGGCTCGACAATAATGTTACCGTCTTGCTCATCCTCAAATGGACTTCTTTGGTTTCGTGAATATCTAAGTGCTCGGTTGTACCCTTTCTCCTCATCAAAGTAAAGCAAAGGTGCTCTACGAGAGTTTCTTGAAGGGATGATACAAGACAAAGGTGCTTTATTCCTTGTCAATTTGTAAATTCTGTCTTTCAATTCTAATTTCATTTGATAAAATTTAATAGTGTCTTTAAAGACACTGTGATTAAAAATAAAAAAAAGGGGAGGGAGTTTCCCTCCCCTCTATTGTTTTGATTTTGGGCTTAGTCTTCGAACAATACGAAGTTGTTAGCACCCATAGTACATATTGCTCTCTCAGATAAGAAGTGAACTTCCATTGCATCCAAGTCAGAAGTGGATGCACCACCTGCTGAACCTGTAATCCAAGTCTTGTATCTTCTATCTTCAGTTTCAGAGGCTCTATATCTAACGTGCAAGAATGGTCTCTTAGCGTTCTTACCTAAGATTTGGTCGTATACGCTTGTTGAACCTGCAGGAACCAAAAGACCATTGATGTGACCTGAAGAAGCACCCGTTGCGTTTCCGCCACGCATAGTTGGGTCGTTCAAGTATTTCCAATCAGTCTTATAGAAGTCATAACCTCTTCTAAATCCTGTGAATCCTAAGTTCAATGCCATCTCCACATCGTTGTCAAACAAACCATAAGACGTACCATTTGCACTACTCTGAGCCGAACCATTAAGTTCTGCTAAGAAGTCGTCTATGTCAAAGCCAAATTGTCTGTCAAGGAAGATTACGTTTTCCTCGATAGCACCTTGCTTGTCTAAACGCTTAATAAGAGTATCCCACTCTGCAAGCGTGCTTGGATTGCCACCTGTCCAAAGGTTACCTCTATCTGCTACAGTGTAGAATACACCTTCAGAACCTTTGTTACCATAAGTTGGATTCAAAGTACTATTAGCTGCACCTGAACCTATTTCTGCAGGAACTGCTTCAACCATTGAAGTCTCAAGATAATCGTCAAATCTCAAACGAGTTTCGTGCTCAGATTTCATATACCAAAGGTATCCTGTTGCTCCATTCTCAGTAGTTACTTCTACCCAACCGATTTGAGCCATATCAGAACCTGATACTGAGTACTTGTCTTTGATGATAATAGGAGAGTTCTCGAAGATGATATCGTCAGCCTCAAGAGAACCTTGCATTCCTGAAGTACCTTTCTTGAATTCAGAACCATAAATGAATACACTTACATCTGAATTAGCAAGACCTGTACCTACAGTCACAAGACCCCCTGCTTCGTAGAAAGCAACTGTGAACTGAATTGGAGAAGAACTCAAATCAACATTAGTAACTATACCTTTGTTTTCTCCTGTTCCACCATTCTGAACAACAACTACTGTTTGTCCTTCACGAATTGCTATACCATTAGTTGAACCAAACGCAGGAACACCTGTGTCGTTCACTTGGAATATTGCACTGTCAGCACCTTGAGCAGCAGCAGTACCTACTTTTGAATACTTAACGTGCAATCTACCTTGCTCTGCCCATTTGATAAGGTCAGAGTTAGAAGGCAACTCTGCACCTACCATTCTTAAAAATGAACTAATCGTTCTGTTACCGTATCTTTCAAATTCTTTCTCGTAGGTATCAGGAAGATACTGATTCAAGAAGTCGAAATTAGTAATATAGTTACTTGCCAAAGGCACTTGTTGTGCTGATGGTTGAAGGTCGTAACTTGGACCTGTAAATTGTCCTGCCATAATTTTTAAATTTTTAAATTTTTACTTTTTACTTTTTATTCTTAGCCCTTTACCCTCGGAAGGATTCAGTGCTCTAATTTGCAATCCATCATTACTTCTTGCAATTTCAGGTGTTCTTCGCTCGGTCATATTTATATTTTTAATTTTCCTTGCGACATCCTCCGTTGCATATGACTTGCCTTGCTCATAAAAGAACTTAGCAAATCTTTCAGGATTCATTGCGACGGCTAAAGACTTGTGGTAACTCGCAGCATCTTTAATCAACCCTTGGTCATCTAAGAACTTATTGATGAAGTTGTTAGTGTCCATTTGAGTCTCTTTGATGTCATTGGCATTACCGGGATTATAAGTCAAAGTGGTATCTCCTACTTTGAAGTCAAAACCTTTGAAATCTTGAAATACCTCATTGGTCTTTTTTACGAACCAATCACGTTTTCTCTGAACTTCTTCCTGTTGGGTTTTAGCCGTATTCAAATATTGCTTGTACACTTCAAGTTCTTCTTGGTCTACTTTGGAAATACCAACCGTACTTGACTCAAGGGGTTGCTTGTACATTTCCTTTTGTTCCTCAAAAAACTTTTGAGCCTTAGCAATAATTTTCTTTTTCTTCAACTTTATCTTTTTGATGTCGTTCTCTTCATCCAATTCTTCATCGTATGAATAATCTTCCATCAAAACATCGACATCTTCATTATCAAGGGCTTCCCCTGATGCCAAAAGATATTCTTTCAAAAGTTGGTCTTCGTTCATAGAAGAGAAATCTCGACTTAGTTTCACATAGTCCTCGATGCCTCTTCCTGTTTTCTTTTTATACTCAAAATAAGCAGCCACATCTTCAGGCAACTTTTCACTGTCTTCTCGTTCAGCTAATAGTTGGTCTACAGATGTAATCTCCTTATTGTATCTGTTTTTAATAAATGAAAGAACGTCTTCCTCATTTAACTCTGAGGATGGAGTTTTAATATTTTCTGTTGCCTCTACTTCTGAGTTTGTATCAGTTTTACTTACCAATTCGGTAGTTTCATTTGATTCAGCCTTATTTGTTTCAGCCTCGTGCTTGTTAAGCAATTCTTGTTCCACTTGTTGTTGAGACTTTTCCTCAACAGATGTAACTTCTCTTACCTTAAATTCCATTTGATTTATTTTCTACAAAGTTAATAATTAAATTCTGTTTAATTTACCGTGGTGAAAACTCTGAAAAATTGAAGCCATCTAAACTGTCTTCATTAGATTCAAATTTCAATGGTGGTAAATTATTCTTTCTCTGATTAATCATTTTTGATTGCTCAGAATTTTGCTGACTGATACGTTTTGACTTAGCAGCTTCACGAGCAGACTCTCTTTCACTTAGTGCTTTCTCAGTCATACCGTGTAGTTGTAGATTGTAATTAAACTCTTCAGCCATTAATTGACTCTTTAATTCAGCCTCATTATTCATCTTCTCAATCTCAAACGCTATCTCAGCTTGTTTGAGTTGCATCTTACCCTGCAGTTCTGCCTGTTGTTTTTGCATAGCAAGTTGAGCAGCTATCTCTTGAGATTTCAAGTTTTGTTGAGCAGCCATCGCTTGTTGCTGCATTTTCATCTGCTCTTCTCTATCTTGCTTTTGTTTACGCTTCAACTTTAGCAACTGATTGGCAAGTTTTAGATTTTTGATTTCCCTAATATCAATAGCGTCCTCAAGATTAATATCTCCTTTAGATAATGCCATCTGAATATTCTGCTCAAGTTGTGCTTTTTGCTCTTCATCAGGAGCAACTTCAATAAAGATTCCAAAGTCGTAGATGTACAAATCTGAAATCTCATTAAGGATACTCACATTGTACTTACCGATTTTATTTACAAAGTCATCTTTGAAATCAGAATACTCCAAAATATCAGCAACACGATATGTTAA